CCGACGCCGAAGGTTATTACACGGAGTGCTAGCCTTTATTCAAAATTGCTCAAGCGTAAGCGACAAGCGGTCTGGGACCCAAATTTGTCTGTGAACCCTGATATGGGCAACATAGACAAACACGCTAACGATAAATATAATAGTCGGTCCAGGTTTTTCAATAAAATGAATCTCGAGCGTGATGAAGGCATGCTATTATCACTCCTGGACCAGCCGCTTCTCCTTTATATTCGCGTTAAGAAGCTGCCTAGGTACCCGACGACGGACGTCTGTAGGGACCATTGCTGGAAAATAGCCCAGCAATATTTACGCGAGGCTGAAATCGAGCTAGGTGAGCTTGAGCCTTTAGCCTTAAATCAACTTCAAGCCACCGTTGGAATTGCTTCCAAAGAGAAGGAGTCGAACTTCCTTTATGATGGTGGCAAGGTCTACAATGAACTCCATGAGGGTAAGCTGCGGGGCATTTTGTCTCGTTTTCGAAAGGGCGGCGATGCGCCAGCGCCGACGCCTATTTCGAAGACACTTCGCAGGGAATTACAGCACGACCTCTTAGCTACAGAATCGCACCTACGAAAGTTGCGGATACGTGTGCAGGAGAACTCCAGTTCTCCAAAGTCGCGCCTTGGAAGTGCGCTACGGTTGTTTGGCCAACGCCTGTTGCAGGGCGTTGCTCGAGCACCGGACGCACAATTGTTGATGTAGACTTAATTGAGAACCCTCCTAAACTCGGCTGTTCGGATCAAACCGAGTTTACCAGGGCATTCCAAATTCCATTGATTGATCCGAAGCCCATAAACATCCCGCGCAAGTGCCTCTGTAATGAGGCTATATCATTAATTAATAGGCAGTTGAAAGACATGCCTCACTTGCCAAATATGGACTTGGGCCTCCTCAGCGACATCATTAGGGGTGTCGCTGAGAAGGCAGCGCCTTTTTACAAACTCGGTTCTGCTGAGGAGTTTGTTGAAACTAAAGGCGGTAAGCTGAGGAATAAGTATCGAGAGGTTGCCCACAAGGTGCTCGACACTTACTCAGGGAGGGCTTACCAACCATATGTACCACCCGGTCTTTTGGGCAATTCAACATTTTGCCCGCATTCTATCAAGACCGGGCGGCACTTATCTCAACAGGCCACCGCACCCAAACAGCCCCTCAAGAAGGCGCATCGCTCAATCGATATGTTTCTTAAGACCGAAAT